ATCAAAACATAAATTATTTATCATTTGTACTTCTAAAATGAAGGCTTGTTGAAGCTTCATTTTTGGGGTTCTCTTAGTAAGAGATCCCCATTTGGCTGCAAAAATAGCTATAATTCCCAAGAAATGGAAATCTTTTGTTGCTTTAAAATGCTTTTAACAAGAAATGTATGAGAATTGTTCGTAAAAGGTTATGAATTACGATATGTATGTTTCACATTATCAATAAATTAAATAGAGAAGGGGATCTCTTACTAAGAGAACCCCATTTTTTATAAAACGAATCATGCTATCAAACAGCTGATTTTCAGATCTATCACACTTGTTCATGATAAAAAATAAATTATCCCAAATTAGATATCACACGAAGTCACACAGTATTTCCTAATGGCACGATCCTTTAGATCAGCATTCTGCATATTTCTATATCTCCCCATACAAAAGTCATTCAATATTTTGTATCTATCACCAACAAGGCATATTTTGATTACTTTGCCGAATATTGAATATTCTCCCAGCTCTTATGTTAGGATTCTAGAAATATTTCTCCGAAAATGATCTGATTTTATCCAAGCCAATAGAACATTCAGGCTGTCATCCTACAGCCTGAATGAATACTTCCCCTACAACCCCCTTAAAATGATCTGATTGGCTCGGTCTATCTGTGAAGTGGAGATGGATGCCAGATAAATATGAGTGGTCTTTTCATTATCGTGCCCCAGCCCTTCGCGGATGATGTCTGTAGACACCTTCCTGTCCTGCGCTATGCTGGCCCAGCTATGGCGCGATATATAGAATATAAAAACAAAACACAAGAAAAATGCAATTATTGCACAATATATCAATGTATATCAGGTTTTTATAAAAAGAATGTAGAATTGCATTTATTGTTGATTTTAGCCATCGATAGTGTTATTTACAGTTTTTATGTTACTATTTTGTTGTGCAAAAAAGCACCTGTTTTCGATTAAAATCACTATCTTTGTAGAAGAAAATAAGCAATTCAAGTATATGGCTCGTACCAAGAAAATAGAATCAACCCCTGTACGCATCCGGTTCAAGGAACTGGAAAATGGAAACAAGTCTATCTATCTCGATATTTACTACGAGAAGAAGAGGCGGTATGAGTTTCTGAAATTGTACCTTATCCCAGAGAATTCCTCGGAAGCAAGAAAGCAAAACAAGCATACAATGAAAGCTGCTGATGCAATAAGGGCACAACGTATTCTTGAAATATCGAACAACAGAACACCCGTAACCATTTCAGAAAAGGCAAAGGTTTTACTGGTTGATTGGGTAAACGAGTATAAGAACAGAAGTATTCAACAAGGAAAGACATCATCAGAAAACCATGTGCATTCAGCCTTAAAACAATTGCGGAAATACAATGCCAAAGCTCGTTTGTGCGATGTGGATAAGGATTTCTTGGATGGCTTTGTTGAATTTATGAAAGGGCAAAAAGCAAGGCGTACCAAAGTTCCTTTTGCCAAAAAAACCATATCCAATTATCTTGGGGTTATCATTACAGCCTTGAATATGGCAGTTGATGATGATGTGTTGTCTGTAAATCCCGGATTGGCTATTGACAGGAAAGCCATTTGCGGTGAAGAAACTCCACGCGAGTATCTGACTATTGATGAAGTCCGCAAGCTCATAGAGGCGGATGCACCAAGAGCAGATGTGAAAATTGCATTTTTGTTTTCCTGTTTCTGTGGATTACGGTTAAGTGATGTCCGTGCCTTGCAATGGAAAAAAATCATTGAAGATAACGGGAATATTCACATGGAGTTGCGACAAAAGAAAACTGGTCGGATGCTGTACTTGCCACTCAACAAGCAAGCGCAAGCCTATCTGCCTCACACTAAGAGAAGTGCTGAAGATTATGTATTTTCTCTGCCTTGCACTTCTACCATTGATTTACAGTTGAAGAAGTGGGCCCAAAATGCAGGAATCAATAAAAAACTGACCTATCACATGAGAAGACATAGCGTATTTTCTTTCTCGCTAAAATTCAAGCACTTGCAAAATATTTCAGCTTAATAGGTAACGATTTAGAAACCAGCAAAATTCTGTATTTCACCTCGTTTTGCAGTAATTCAAAAGAACGCTTTATCTATTGGCAAAGGTAACAAAATTTATTTGATTAACAGTTTGTATTTGTGAGTTATTTCTCTGCCAAATTATAAAAAATATATAGAATCAATTACCACCAGTAGTTTTCATAGGTTTCATTAATCACTATAATTTTGACAAAGTACAGAAACGATAATTTAATCGTATACTCAAAAAGGCAGTTCATCATCTATTATTGTTGGCGGCTCTTGCCGATTACGCACCGCTTTCATAAGATGAGAAATTAGCGAATCAGATTCTTTCCCATGATACTTGCGCATATAATCTTCTATTAAAACCTTTTGAGCAGCAGAAGAAAAATTACGGCGATGGGTATCATCCACTTCCGAATGACATTTGATACACAGGCATTCAAGATTACCTTCTCGATTATCTGTTTTTACACCGTTCTTATGGTGTGTTTGCATATAAAAATGGTCGAAACCGTCCTCAACATGGGTTCCACAGCGTTCACAAGTAAAACTCTTTTTGGTGCGATAGTTGAGAGATATTTCTTCCCAATTTTTAACATAACCAAAAATATCTACATCGTACTCAGCAGGTTCTTCTACATCCCCTGCTTCTTTTAGAATTTCTACAAAATCGGTGGAATCATTCACTCGTATTGCTTCTTCATCCATCAACAAACGCTTGCAGTAACCACATAGTTCCATTCCCTCAACTTCCACTTCTTTATGAGCATTTCGAGAATACACTTTTATTGGTTCTGCATTGGCAAAACGGTAAGCTTCCCGTCCAAAGTTTTCGATAGCTGTGCATTTACAAACGTGAAACTTAGGTTGGCTGACATGTCCCTGCCATTCAAAATAGAAACGAGCCTTATACATAAAACCACGGCGTTTAACTCCTTCATCATCAATATAAAAAATTCCACCATCTTCAAAGAGAATGCGCTCACCGATGTCTTCAGGCAGTACATCAACTGTACCGACTGAACGCCAAGCACCAGCAGTTCCAATCTGTATTCCCATATCAGTAAGGCTTTTCTTAAAATTAGGAAAGTCACAAATCGGGTCAGTATTGAAGAACCAATCTTCCTCTGCGTCTATGTCAAAATCGAAGCTCATTTGGTATTCTCTTTTACAAAATTCTCAAGAATTTCATCACCGGAAGTAACTATTCGAAACTCCACACGTCGTGAAGAAGTACGGTCTATAGGTTTACCAGAACGAATAATAAAATCTCCATCTGCATCAAGAGCTTTTCCATAAGAAAGCCCATTGGCAGTAAACCAATATTCAAGTAATTGTTTCTGTTTATCCGAATACATTTCAAACTGTGACATAGAGCGAAAGTATTTAACCACCGCCAATGCTCTATCTTGGGAAAGCATGGCATTGGCTATATAGGGGTCTGGATGTCGACTTGGCATCGGTACATCATCTGTATGTCCCTCAATACGAATTTCTTGGATATTAGAACGTAAACTGTCATTTAACAAAATATTGAAATAGCGGGGTAAAAACTCTTCTAGAATTTCCTTGAAACGAGGTGTCAATTCTGATGACCCTGTAGCAAAAAGAACTGTCGGTTCTTTAAATTTCATAGTAAGGTCCTTGCCTATTGTCATTTGCCATTTGAGAGTGTCACCTTCAAACTCTTTAACAAGTTTATTGTGCAACTCATTCTTGGTTTCCACATAATCAGTAAGGACGGATTGATTCTTTTGTACACGGCTAATGTAGGCGATTGCAACAAAAAGAAAAATCACCATCAATCCTGTCATAAGGTCTGAAACTGACAACCATACATTCGTTTTAGCCATATCTATCTGCGTTTACCTATTTGTTCTACCATCTTAGTAATACAGTTATCAAGTTCGGCAAGAGTAGCACTTAGGCGACCATAGAATTGACGGTCAAGCGAAGTAAGCTGCGAATTGAGTGTTTGTGACCCCTTTGTTATGATACCAACTCCTTCTTCCATTTTATCTTTTGTGCCTTGCCAAAATTGTTCCCCATAATCACGTATTTTGTTAAGTTCTTCAAGTTTCGCAATGAGAAGTTGTACTCCATCCACGAAATTACGTTGTTTGCGTACCCATTCGTTAAGTTTTTGAGTAGATTCGTTAAACGATTCCATATTAGATTTGGAAAGATTGGCAGTTTCATGCAGTTCCTTGGTGACTTCAATGAACCTCTTGTCCTCAATAATAACTTGGTTAAGCGCATCAACAAGCTGGTGTAATTTACCACCTTCACTAACAAGAATAGACGTATCATCCTTTACGCGGGTAAGTGAAGAAGAAGTAGCCTCGAAATTATCAGACATATCTTTGTACTGACGAGTAAGCGAGGTTATCATTTCTTTATTCTCCTGTTGCCAAAGATTGAGTTTCTCCACTGATTTATTAAGCTGGTCAAAATTTTCTTGAATGAGTTTGTTAATAAGCGCGTTCATTTGTTTTTGAAATTCTTCGGTCACTTTTTTCATTACATCGACAAGAGCTTCGGTATTACTCTTCTTGAGGAGTTCGGTGAATTCATTGAATTTCCTTTCTAATAACTCATTTGTTTTGGTCATATTATCTTCTATCTCAATGACCTCGCCGTGTATTATTTCCTTTAGTTTTCCAACCTTTTCATTAATTTCGTCTTCTGTACCACTTATACCAGAGATTACATCAAGGATTTCTCCAAGATGATGCGTATACTCGCTAACTTCTTGTGTATATTTCAATACAGAATTAATAGACACAGTTTGTTCATTCGTGGCTTCTTCAAGGTTCCCAAATGAAACAAGCATAGAAGAGTTTACTTCCTTTATATCAGCAAGAGTGTTCTCTTGGCTACGTTGTAAAACAACCAACGAGTCAATGGCGGAGGTCATAGTTTTTTGTGTTTCCGACATCTTAGACATTACCTCACCAACTGTTCGGTAAAAAGCCTTGCGGTCAGCCTCTTGTTCTGTCAGTTGTTTCTGAATAGAGTGTATCGTCTCTGTATTGGCATCGCTCATCGCTTTTACCGCTTTGGTTATTTCACCAGCGGCTTGATTTATGTCGGAAACACCTCCGTCTTTTTCATCTTGTTTCCTACTAATAAAAGCAGATAGAATCATAGAACCAACCATACCTGCCAAAGATGTAAAGAAGGCTGTTTTCAAGCCATCAAGTAAATCAGGGATAGAGCGATCAAGGTCTGTGGTGTCGAAAGCCATCAAACCTTTGGTTATTCCCCAAAATGTACCCAATACACCAAGGGTGGAAACCAAAGAGGGAAAAAATTCCACCATCCGGCGATTAGCCACTAATTTCTCACTATTTCTATATCTAAATACAATAATGGAACAGAAAATAAAAACAATAAAAATGCTACATAAGCAAACCCATGTATCAATTGAAATGGACAAGTTCATAACGAAATCTTATTTGAGTTGAAAATTCAATGCTTTACAATTAAATATATAAGTAATGTCTGATTACATCATACATACTCATAGGTTCACCGAAAGTCGCATATAAGGTCTTATGTGACATTACATTTAACTTGTCTAAGTCTGGTGCGTTAAGTTCGTTTCTTTTCAATATGTCGAATAATCTCATTATTACAGATATTTTATTATTTCCTTATTCATCTCTTGCCAAGAGACGGATATTATAATGCAAAGTTACGCAAAATAATGATTCTTAGCTCATAAAACGCTGAAAATCTAACCTATTGCCAAGTTTTTGTTTTGCAAAAAATACTGTATGTTTACCGAAATTCCACTTTAAAAATTCACAAACCACTCTGTTTCAACAAAATAATTCTTAGTAACCGTCTCTTGGCAAGCGTTGGACTGATTCGCAAAACATTCACGGTTTTACAGCAAATCCAATATCTTCTTATTAGCTCTGTCCACCACAGAAGTATCCAGCGAAGCAAGATAAATCTGCGTGGTGTTCTCTGAATCATGCCCCATACCTTCGCTGATGACAGAGATAGGTACATTGCGGCTTTTGGCAATACTTGCCCATGAGTGCCGCCCGACATACATTGTCAAGGGTATCGACAAGTCCAACTGTTTTCCGATTTTCTTCAACAGATGGTTCACCCTATGCAGTTCGTTGGTGTATTGCTTCCGATAATCCTTGTTCCTTTTTGTGATGATAGGTAAAAGATATTCCGTTTCATTTATCGGGTATTTGTCAACAATCTCCTGCATACATCTTTCCCATTTGATGAAAAGTTGCTGCCCCGTCTTTCGTCTGCGGTAGGAAAGGATACCGTTCTGCAAATCCTTCTTTCTCAGATAAGCCATATCTATGAAAGACATTCCCCTTGTGTAGAAACAGAACAGGAACATGTCACGGGCAAAGTCAAGATTGGGCTTCAACGACAAGTCCAGCCCTTTGATGCGTTTAAGATCGTTAAGTGATATGGCTCGCTTCAAGGTTTTTTCCATTCCTGTATAAACAGATTTGAATGGATGCCGCTGTCCTGTCAGCCCGTCTTCCACCGCACGGTTATAGACCGCTTTCAGAACGCGCATATAGAACGATATTGTATTGGGTGAGTTGCCTCTGCCTTTCAGATAAGCCTCATATTCCGCAATCAAGTCAGCGCTAATCTGGTTAAACAAGACCTCCTTGTCATTCATAAAACCGTTGAAACTTCGGAATGCCGCCGTATAGGTTTCCGATGTGCGTATCTTACCCAAGCGTTTCAGCCTTGCTATCTGCTGACAGATGTAGGCATTGAACGATTGCTCCTGTCTGTTATCCTGAAAACGCATGCCTATATCATCCGCCACAAATGTGCCGGATTGGGATAAGGCTTGTATAATCTTGTTCAACCTATCTTTGTCCCATCTGATACGTGAACTTATCGAAAGCAAATGATTGTTCCGCTCTTGTTCATTTGGAACACGGTGCAGGATGACCGCTTCGGAATGGCAGTCCCATTCCGAAGCGAAAAGTTTATAGTCGGTATATATCTGCCTGACCACACGGTTGTGAATCACCTGATAGTAGAGTGTGCCCTCCTTGCCGCCTATGGTGGATGGGCGAAACTTGACCTTGACCGATGCCATATCAGTCCGATTTGGATTGGTAACACTTCTCTAACGCCCTTGAAAGTTCCACAATCTCCCGGCTCAGTTTCACAAGGTCGATGGTACACTTCTCCAGCTTGTAGAGCAACGCCATCGCCTTCTTCTCCGAGAAGTGGATGCGCAGTTCCTTGACAACCTGATTGTAGTTCGTGCCGATGGCACGGAACTGGGCATGGAAATCCGACAGCTTGGTGTAGTAGTCCACCAGCGTCTTGTCCACCTTCAACACCTTGAACTTCTGCCCGAAGAAGTGCGCCTTGAGAAAGACGGCTTTCGCGTACACGTTCGATTCCTCGTACATTGTCAGGAACCTGTTCCATTCCACATCATCGAAGCGCACCATCACGCAGTGCGTCTTCGGGTTCAACTTGGGATTTCTCCCGTACTTGCTCTTCTTTTTCATGCTTCTTATTTTTTCAATTTTATGGCTTGTCCATTGTTTAATCTTTGATTAATGAACCCCGAAATTATCCGACTGCGGAGGATAATTCTGCCCACGGCGGTGAAGGCATTTTCAGTTACTTAGAATTATTCGGGTAACTGAAAATATATCTTGCTGTGTCTTTGAGGACACAAAAATCCTCCGCCTGTCGGATTTGTTTCCGGGTGTACTCACTCATCTTGGGTATCGGTTAAGCCGATGAAGTGTATTCACCAGCCCAACCGACTTTCTGTAATCCCGTCAGAGCTTGCGCCACTGCTCGATGTCGTTCCGATAGGTGTCGAGGTGCAGGCGGACGAGGTTTTCAATCAGCCCCGATGCGCTCATGCCCTTTCCTCCGAGGAAGCGGACAACCCTGTCGAGTTCGTCACGCACCGTCTCGCTGACGAACACGGGCTTGCGGTTGACAAGTTTCGGGACTTTCAGGTAGGTGGCGCGGTACTCCTCCAACGACAACCTGCGCTGCTTGCTGCTGACACGCTTCTGCGGCATTGCCGTTTTCTCGACCGCCTCACTTGACGGTTCATCCGCCATAGCGGTCTCCGTTTCCTCCGTAACGGTATTGCCGGGCAGTTCCAGCTCATCCGGCTCCAGACCGATACGTCTGTAGATGTCATTCATCGACTTGGGAGTGTAGGATTCCCTGCGTCCCATCTTTTCCACGATTTCACGAGCCTGCTGCTCTGTAATGTTTGGTTCTCTCTTCATTGTAAAAAACAAATTGATTAAGTTATTAACTGTGGTCTTGGTAAACACCTTGACCGATTATCGGGAGCAAAGTAAGGTGCTTTAATACAGTCAGTCAAGCACTTGGATTCTCTTAGGCAATTTTGTGTGGTTTTGCATTATGGCGGTTGATAAAGCGGTGAGGACTTCACCGTTTTGCCGGATGTATATGCCCGAAAGGGCAAAGACTCAATCGTAGGCGAATTTGAATTAAGCCCTTATTTTTCCCCTTGCCACCTTTCTATTTTTTAGAATTAAGAGGATAACCGCTGCCTCCAGCCAATGCCAACCTCTACCACCCTGTGCCACTTGCTGCCAGACCTGATTGAAACCATTGCCGGATGCCGGATTATGTATTTCTTTGCAGGAGAAGGAATGATAGCCGCCAAAGGGAAGTCAGCATCCCGGACAATGACTGCCGTATCAGCGCAACACGCTTCCACTTTCGGGGAACCTATTGTCAGGTAACGGATTATATATTCCTTTGCGGCAAAAGAAACAGTAACAACTAAAAGAAAGACAATATGGAAATCGTATCAATCGAGAGAAAGACCTTCGAGGAACTGGTCGCCAAGTTCGACCGCTTCGTCAGCCGTATGGATGCCATCTGCCATCGTCACGGCGAAAAGAAAATGAGCGAGTGGATGGACAATCAGGACGTGTGCCGGATGCTCAACATCAGCCCCCGAACCTTGCAGACGCTTCGGGACAACGGCACGTTGGCTTATTCGCAGATAAACCACAAGACCTATTACCGTCCCGAAGACGTGCAACGCATCGTTTCCATCGTGGAGGACAGGCGAAAAGAAGCAAAGTTCAAAGGCAGAACAATCTGATAACCGAATAGAGTAATAACAATAATTCCACTAAATCCAAAGTAATATGAACGAACTGATTAACAAAGACAACGAGTGGATAATCCACTTCTTGGGCAGCCTTGACCGTCTGCTGGACAACGTAGAGCATCTGACCGCAAACTACCGCCCGACACTGAACGGGGAGCGTTTCTTCACAGACAAGGAAGTGTCGGCACGGTTGAAAGTGAGCCGCCGGACGCTTCAGGACTACCGCAACGAGGGACGTATAGCCTACATTCAGTTGGGCGGCAAAATCCTCTACCGTGAATCCGACATCGAAAGGATGCTGGCTGACGGCTACCAATCCGCCTACCGACTGAAGGCAACCTGATTTTCTTGAAGGAGCGCAGTTTGCCGTCTGCCCTATGTTTGCGGCAGCAATGGAACTTCGGCAAAAAGACAAAAGGAACGGCTTACAGATGAAGCATCAATGTTTAGCTTCGTCTGTAAGCCGTTCCTCTATTTCTTCTGATTTCCCGCCAGTCGCTTGTTTCCGTTGCCGGATGCCTTTCAAGCGTGTGGATGGCAGTGGCAAGGTTTTCGGGCGGAATACGCTCAAACCCGTTTGAGGAAGATTCTGCCTGAAACGGCTCTGCCGCCTGACCTTGCCAATGCCGTCAAAGCCACACGCTACCTTTGCATCCGAGCATCGGGAACAGGTGGCTGACGGGATGAACCTCAACTATACCATAGGTTACTGCCCTTACCGCAAGAGAAGAACAATGTTGTCGGACTTCCTTTCTTGGAGGCGCAGATTTCATTTATTACGAACCGTCTGAACTGAAAACTTTCTTTACTGCATATCCTGAATGCAATGGCTATAATCATTTCAAGGTTATACACATCATAGCTGATGCCGTCAGTTTGCTTGATATACTTCATTGTATAAGTTTCACTCAATTCCTTGTTCTTGTAGATTGCCCGTATCGCCTTGCGGATGTCGCACGAGAACACCCCAAACAGGTCGGCTATCTCAAACTGGGTCATCCACACGGGGGCAGTTGGTACGGTGACCACCCCCGTTTCACTGATTGTTATTATTCCTCTGTTCATAATTCATCTATTTTATAATGGTTATTTACTATTCTCTTTCTTTTCGCCAGCCGATATTTTCTTTCTCCGCTCCATCAGTTTGTCCATATCCTTGGAGATTTTATCGTCTGTTATCCGTGCATATCCCTGTGTCGTCCTGATATTGGAGTGTCCCATCATCTTGGCGATGCTCTCAATGGGTATGTCCGCTGAAATCAGGAAAGTGCCGAAGCTGTGCCGACTTTGATGATAGGTCAAGTTATCCTCTTTTCCTATGGTTATTCCCAACTCGTGAACCTCAAACCATAGGGCATCACGGTTGGGAAGAGGAAACACGGGCTTCTCATCATCAGTTGTGTTATACAGCGACAATATCTGTTCCGCTATGGGATGTAAGGGTATGAACGCCTCCACTTTTGTCTTCTTGCGGTTGATGCGGATGTAGCGTCTGCCCTCCGCATTCGTCCCGATATGATGGGGATGCAGCAGTTGTATGTCTGCATACGCCAGTCCGGTCAGGCTCGAGAAGATGAAAGCCCGTCTTGCCAGTTCCATCCGCTTGTCATACATCGGTGTGGAAAGTATCTTCTTGAACTCATCACGGCTGATGTACCTGTGTCTTGCCTCAGGTTTCGTTTCATATTCCAAATCCTCGCAGGGGTTCACACGGATAATCTCCTTATCGACTGCAAGGTACAATAATCTGTTCAGCCAACGCAGGCAATGGTTGGTCTGGGAAACCCCGAAGTTCTTGCATTTCTTCAAGTGGGCTTTGTAGGACTTGCCGAAATCCTCCGTCACTTCTTCAAGAGGTATATCCTTTTTACCGATGGACGCTATAAAGTCCGTCAGGTATTTCTGATAATACATGGAGTGACGGTAGGAAGAAGTGGAATCAATCTCTTCGGAATGTTTCTTCAACCGCTCCCGTTCCCATTCACCCATCTGTAGAAGGGTGGTCGGATGAATATTATTCAAAGAAATGTGATTCTTCAACATCTCGGCACTGACCACGTCCTGCGATTTAAGTATCTCGGCATAGGCTTCTTCCGTCAGACGCAGGTATTCCCGCAAGCGGTTGTTCTCCCTGATGGTCTTTATCTCATTTTTCCTGCCGTTCCAGTCTTCGGGACGGCAATAGATTCCCGTGCTTATGGCGGTCTGCTTGCCGTCAATGGTTATACGGCAAAGTACGGCGGTCGTACCGTCAGCCTTCACTTTGCTGCGGTTGATGTAAGGCAATAATGAAAATGTGCTTCGCATATCGTTGTTTGGGTTATAGGGTTAGTTTAAAATCTTGGGTCGCTTCTATGAACTTGCCCATGTCCTCGAACAGTTTTTTCGGGCTGACACGGGCATATACCTGAGTGGTGGAAATATCGGAGTGCCCCAGCATCCGGCTGATGGTCTCGATAGGCACACCCGCTTCGAGCGTTATCAGTGAAGCGAAACTGTGCCTCGCCTGATGATAGCACAAGTCGTCTTTAATGCCAGCCAATGTCGCCAACGCCTTCATGTGTCTTCGGAGATTTGGCCAATGCAATAAAGGGAACAGTGTGTCCCTGTCCTCACTGTGATACTTCTCAATCAGCGCAACCGCTTCGGGCAACAGTTTCACGCTGGCACGGAGTTCGTTTTTCTTTCTTCGATACTTCAGCCACAAAGCCCCGTCCTCATCCGTATATAGGTTCTCATGGGTAATCGAGACCACATCCGCATAACAGACCCCGGTATAACACCCGAAGAGAAACATATCCCTTGCCAGCATGTGGGATTTGCGGTAAGCAGGTATTTCCACATCACGGATTCTCTCAAACGATTCACGGCTCAATGCCCGTGGGGTCGTTTCAGTCTTCTTCGGCAAGGTAAAATGCTGGAAATGGCTCCTGTCGGCATACCCCTCTTTATACGCCAGACGGCATATCTTTTTCAGGATGGCAAGATGATGGCGGACGGTGTCTATCGCATATCCCTTGTTTTCCATCGTGAATGCCTGATAGTCGTGGATGAACTGTTCCGTCAGTTGCCCGAATGCCAAATCCTTGACCTTGTACTGATGCTCGATGAACTCTCCGAGTGTCAGACGCATATAGTGATAGCCGGGATAAGTCCCTTTCGCGCGGTCTATGCCGATACGGGCTTTGAGGTCATCACAGACAACGTCCGTCATTCGCATGAGCGTCATTTGCGTTTCCATGTTGCCTTGAAAATGATTCTTCACATCCGTGGCATCAAAATCCACTTTACGACTCACAAGGCTGTCGAAAGCGTTGTTCACCGCCAACAGCAACTTCTCAATCTTGGCATTGGTTTCCACCGCCTCCTTGCTCTTGCCGTTCAGACGGCTTTCACGTGGATTCCACAATTCGGGTGTGCAGGACAGCTTGCAACCGAACTGCGCCATCGTGCGGTTCACCGTGATACGTCCCATGATGGGAGCCTTGCCCGACTTGTCCAGTCCGCTCTTTTTGAGGTAGAGCAGCACCTTGAATTTCACTACTTTCATACGCTTATATTTTTAAGTGCAAATTTACTTGCCATATAAGCGTCCCTTGATATGCAAAACACTGTGTATGAGTGCAAACAAAACGGTGAGGATTTCTTTTTATCGCTTTCTGTTACCTATTCCCGTTTCGGTAACTGCCCGGCTAACGGTTTGGTAACTGAACAACCTCAATATTCCGTTGTGGTTTGCATTTTCTCAACTTGGCAGAATACTGAAATATCGCTTATTTCTAACGGTTTACGTTTAATTTTTACCTGTTCGCTGTCGCTTGCTTTGCCGTGTATATTCCATCAGAGTCGGCATACTTTTGCAACAATGGAGCTTACCATGGGGGCAGATTTATACACAACTAGTCAGTTACTTGGTCATGCCGATGTGGAAACAACACAAGTTTATGCGAAAATCATAGATGCTAAAAAAGAAGCCGCTGTATTACTAATAGATTCTCTATTCTAATATTTATAGTCAAACAGAAATATATTGCAAATTTTGCATGTCGCAATTATCTGTGTATCAGTCATAGCAGAAAGAAATTTTTCGTAATTCAATTCTGTTTGACCATGACAATCTTATTTCTATTTTTAAATTATACAGTATGTATTGTTTAATTAAAAATACTGTGTATATTTGCATTTTGTAGAAACAGCCTCTTTATGTCTGTTCCTCAGAAAGCTATGTTATCCATTATTGTATAGTAACATTAATCAAGATAACAAAATGCAATTAATCTTTTCATGAATAATAGTACAACAAAGGTATATGGCACGTACGAAAAAGCAAGTTAAAGTAAAGGAACCTGTCCGTTTACGTTTTAATGAACTCAAAGATGGCAGGAAGTCCATCTATTTGGATATTTACTACAATGGCCGGAGAACTTACCAGTCATTGAAACTCTATCTTGTACCAGAAACGGATGTGTCGGCGCAAATCCAAAATGCCAACACACTCGCAATAGCCAATGCCATTAAGACCGAAAAAATTTTGGACCTGACCAACAAGATAGCAGGTATCACAGACCGTTCGTATAAAGCGAATATGCTTTTCACGGACTGGATGAGAGTTTATCGGCAAGATGTGGAAAAACGGGCTTCGGCATCTGCACTTATTTGGGTAGATCGGGTAACTAATGAATTGGAGAAGTACGATAACAGTGTTACCCTTGCAGAAATAGATAGGGATTATATTATGAGATTTCTCAGCCATTTACTAGATAGACCTGCACTCACACGTGACCATAACCAACTGGCCAAAAATACGGTTTTCCTCTACCTCTCTTATATACGGGCTGCACTGAATTATGCAGTTAAGGAGAACCTGCTCCAGTCAAGCCCATTCAAGAAAATCAAACGGGATATGCTTTCAGGTTCGGAAGCCAAACGTGAATATCTTACAGTAGAGGAAGTAAAACGTCTTATTGCAACTCCTTGCCGTCGGGATGATATGAAGGCTGCATTTTTGTTTTCCTGTTTTTGCGGTTTGCGCATTATGGACATCAAAAACTTGTGTTGGAAACACATTAGTAAAAACGGGAACAGGTGGCAGGTAGAAATACGGCAGTATAAAACCGGCGCATTGTTGTATTTGCCATTGAACATGAATGCACGGAAATGGATGCCGGAACAAGGGGATGCTTCTTCTGAAGACCGTGTATTTCCCAAGTTGAGTATTTGGTATAAAAGCATACTTCGCGATTGGGCCACAGATGCCGGAATAGAAAAGAAATTTTCATTCCACGTGGCGAGGCATACGTTCGCAACGCTGGCCTTGACCGCAGGGGTTGACATCTATACGACAAGTCAATTATTGGGTCATGCCAATATCAGACACACTCAGAGGTACGCACAAATCATCAATTCTAAGAAAGACCATGCCATCTCCCTTTTGGATGACGCATTTATCCAATAACTTAAAACAATAGATTTATGAAGCGTAACCGTAGAAATGATTGCCTTTTTTTAAAACAAGAGATTGGCAAACAAGCCGCACAAGAGTGTCGGAAATGAACGTGATGAACTTTTTGCCTTGCTGAAAGAAGCCTCTTTTACTTATCGGAAGGAAGTTATCGGTGAGAGTAAATTGTATGAACTGTATGTGGAGGATTTTCTGAACGGTCATTATTATAGTGACCACCGGGATGCCGCCGGGAAAAACCGACATCGGAAAAACATCGGTATTCTCAGAGGAATACTGACAAAACGTAAAGACCTTGTGGAGCTATTCTTCTCCAATATACTTTTTGCTCCTAACCGCATGGATGAGTTGCTTCGTCTGTTCAACACAACGAAAGCATCCTCCGGTCTGAAAGAAGAACCGGATAAGCCACGCCCTGAAACGAACCTTCCTGCCTTGTCTTTGGGTAGCTTTTTGAATGACAATCAACTGAGCCTCATTGCGCATTGTGCTAATGAGGCTCAACTTTTCACTACCCCTGTGAATGCAGGCATACTGCGTTCTCTTTTGGAAGGCACGTTGCATCAGCCGTTGAAGTCTGCCAATAACCGGTTGGTAGCTTTCTTTTTCGACCGGTTATGTCACCACCGTCTCATTCTCGGACGTTGGGAACATCTGTTGGAACAGGCCGGTTCCATATTGGGTTCCAAAGACGGCCGTCCGCTCAAACACGGCCAGTATTCCAGTGCACTTAGTCTTGCCAAGAGCAATCCAAACAGTATGCAGGAGGTAATCAGCCAATGCGTACAAGCTGTCAGAGAAATGACAGAAAGAAACACAACGGATAACAAGTGACACAGAAAAGGATAACAGTTCGGATAACACTTCCGAACTGTTACTCTCCTTTTTACAAGCATTGAAAAACACATATCTACCTTTGCCCCGAAGCGATAAAGTTTCGGGGTATCACTCCCCCATGTCTAACTCAAAAAAGAATACAAAATGAACCAACAAGAAGAAAGAAACTGTGTAGCGGTGTCCTGTTCATCATGTTTCCTGAAGCTTAGTATGCTCCAGAAACAAACGGAGAAGATTGAAAATATGCTGTTTTGCATCAAGAAAACACTCAATTTCAAAGAAGCCTGCCTGTATATGGGGCTGTCGAGAAGCCAGTTGTACAAACTTGCCAAGAACGGGCATATCCCCCACTACAGACCGTCCGGTAAACTGTTGTATTTTAACAAGCAGGAATTGGACGAATGGCTCTGCCGGAACCAAGTGGAAGAAACCGAAAAAAACTGTCCAAAGGAGATGCCGGACAGCATGAATGAATGTGTTGAACCCGATAAACAATTTGCATCATGACAGAAGCCGGATTTCTTGAAACACTTAAACGGGTAGAAGATGTGGCCGTCATCCTGACCCGAATGGAAGATATAAACGTAGTATTGGGCAAGATAACCACCATTGAAGCCTTCATTGATCGTTTCGGGACGCTTGAAGCCTTGATAGAGCGTTTTGAAAGCGTGGAGAATCAACTCTATTACCTGAAAGATATGCTGAATATTGATGAAGCCGCCAAATACCTGAATATCTCCAAAGGGCATATGTACCGGCTTACCTCCAACCGTGACATATCCTACACCAAACCGAATGGCAAGAACATCTTCTTTGAAAGGAAGGAACTGGATGAATGGAAACGGCGCAATCCAGTCCTTTCACAAAGGGAACTGGAAAGACAGGCTGCTATAATGACCGCCCATGACCACACCGGCAAGCCCAACCATAAAAAGAAAGGGGGAAAGCCATGATACCGACCCACCTGCTTCAAACCGGAAATGACATAGATCGTTCGGTTTATGAACAAATCCTGCAATTCATCCGCCTACGTGTCACCGAGACCTACGCTTTTCCGCCGGAAATTGTCCGTGTCGATGACATAACCATTGCCACGCTCGGCAACTTCAGTGCTTCGGTCGGTAAGCCCAAAAGCAAAAAGACTTTCAACATCACGGCAATTGTGGCTGCAGCGTTGTCGGGCAAAAACGTGTTACGCTACAACGCACATTTGCCGGAAGGCAAGCACAAGGTGCTTTATGTAGATACGGAACAAAGCAAATGCCATTGCCACAAGGTGCTTGAACGCATCCTGAGACTGGCCGGGCTACCTACTGACCGTGAAACGGACAACCTCGAATTTTTCATGCTGCGGGAATACAGCCCCAAACAACGCCGACAGATTATCAACCATGCGCTGGCTTCCGATCCGGGTATCGGTTTTGTTGTCATTGACGGCATCCGTGACCTCCTGTATGACATCAACAGTCCCAGTGAGTCTGTTGATTTGATAAACGACCTCATGCGCTGGTCAAGTATGCACGACCTCCATATCCATACAGTATTACATCTGAACAAAGGAGATGACAATACGAGAGGACATATTGGCACAGAACTGAATAACAAAGCGGAAACCATTCTGCAAATCACCAAGAGCCAGTTTGACGGTAATATCAGTGAAGTAAAAGCCATGCACATTCGTGAAAAGGAGTTTGAGCCGTTCGCTTTCCGCATCAATAACGATGCCTTGCCTGAACTGGTGGGAGAATACTCGTTTACACAAGAGCGTAAGGGCTTCTGCGAATCCATTTCCGATGTACAACACGCCCAGGCTCTCAGGCTGGCATTCAGCGAGGGGGACATAACCGGATACAGACCGCTTATCAAAGCGCTCCAACAGGGATATACCGAAATCGGCTTCAAGCGTGGCCGGAACATCTGCATTGAACTGAACAAGTATCTGATGGGGCGTGGCATTATCGTGAAACAGGATAAGAGCTACCATTACAATCCGAAGGTGCTGGAGTATAGCGGCTGTACCTCCGATAAAGAGGTTTAGTTTAACGTCGGTGTATATATAAGATAAACTTTATTAAACCCGAATAGAAACACAAAAGTTATTATGAACATAGCCCAGACCAAACAAATAGATATTGTGGACTTCTTGAAAGCAATCGGTTGTTTCCCTACAAGGGAAACCGCTTGTGCGGCATGGTTCCGTGCCCCGTATAGGGAAGATATGACACCTTCATTCAAAGTCAATAAAAATCGGAATATCTGGTATGATTTCGGACTTGCCCGGAGTGGCGACATCATAGACTTGGGTATTCTTATCTATCATACCAATGATATATCCCGTGTACTGAAACTGATAGAAAACGCCACCCCGGGAGTACCTGTCAAGGCAAGAACATTCCTGCCCTCTTCTGAGGAAAGGAATGAGATCTTGCGGAACATCCAAATCGGTGCGCTGACTTCGGTAGCCTTGAAGTCCTATCTGGCTTCACGGGGCATTGATATGGAAATCGGAATCAGGGAATGCTGGGAGATACACTATACCTGCCGTGGAAGAGCCTACTTCGCTATCGGTTTTCCTAATATAGCCGGTGGATATGAAATGCGCAGTCCGTACTACAAAGGGTGCATTGCACCTAAAGACATATCAGTGACCAACACCACAAAGACCACTTTGGCATGTTGCCTGTTTGAAGGCTTTATGGACTTTCTTTCTTATTTGACACTAGTAAAACAAGGAAAGTTGCCGCCTCCGTGCAGACAGCCGGATTTAATTGTACTGAACTCGGTGAACAACCTGTCCAAAGCTCTGTCCCGGTTGAAAGCATACAAGAAAATCTATTGCTTCCTCGACAATGACGATGCCGGACGAAAGGCGGTGGATCTGCTTCGGGAAATGAATACGGCTACGGTATATAATGTGATGGAGGCGTTTCCTTATTATAAGGATGTCAATGACCTGTTGCGCGATAAGAAAAGGATGCCGTGAATTGACTTTAAACAAAAGAATCATGTCCTACACAAGTTTATGTGCTGGATATTTTGTATTTTTGCCTAACAATTAGAACAATGGAACAAGAACGATTTAAAGAAATACTGGAAATAGGAGAAACCATTCGGGTGGAGTTTAAACGCTGTGGAAATGGCATTGAAAGCGATACCTATGAAACGGTATGCTCTTTTCTCAACCGTTTTGGCGGTGATCTATTTTTAGGCGTGACGGATTCCGGTCGTGTTGTCGGCGTACCTGAAAATTCCGTATCTTCAATGATTAAGAATTTTATCAGTTGTGTCAGCAATTCGGATTTGATAACTCCTACTGTTTATTTGGAGCCCAGACCGCTTCTCTATGAGGGTAAAACCGTGATACACATTCATGTCAATCCGAGTGCAGAAGTCCATTCCTATAAAAAGGAGATATTTGACCGGGTGGATGATGCGGACGTACACGTGACCAGCACCTCACAAATAGCGATGATGTATATCCGTAAGCAAAGTATCTTTACAGAACGGAAGGTATTTCCATATATAAAAGTGGAAGATTTGCGACTCGACCTTTTGCCGACTATCAGACAAATGGCTGCTAATTCCGCTAACGGTCGGCATATTTGGCAAAAGACGGATGATATGGAGTTGTTACGCTCTGCCGGTCTGTTCGGTACGAATCATGAGACAGGAAAGCATGGACTGAATCTTGCAGCCGTATTACTGTTAGGTCGTGACGACGTTATAAAAGATGTGGCACCGGCTTATGAAACGGATGCTTTGCTTCGCCGAATCAATATAGACCGGTATGACGACAGGGAGATTGTATGTACCAACCTTGTGGAAAGCTATGATCTGTTGATGGAATTTGCCCAAAAACATTTGCCGGATCCGTTTTATCTTGAAAATGAACAACGGATAAGCCTGCGTGGAGTAATATGCAGGGAAATGGTATCAAACATACTCATCCATAGAGAATTTTCAAGTTCTTATCCTGCCAAATTCGTTATTGAGAATAACCGTATATACACGGAAAATGCTAACCGTGCCTCGTGGTCGGGTGAGATAACCCCGGAAAATTTTGAGCCGAATCCCAAAAATCCAATCATCGCCTCCTTTTTCCGCAATATCGGATTGGCCGACAAACTCGGTTCCGGTGTGCGTAATATTTTCAAATACGCCAAGTATTATCAAGGTGGGCATCCCCATTTTTTTGAACAGGATATTTTCCGTACAAGTGTTGAGTTTGAAAGTGAGACTATAAAAGTGGCAGATGCGACTATAAATGCGACTATAAGTGATGCTGATGCGACTATAAACGCGACTATAAGTGAAGAGGATTTGCAGATGTTGAGACTTATTCAAGCCAAGCCTGACATCACCTATACGGAATTGTCCGAACAGTTGAATTTGCATCGTGCTACGGTTGCCAGACGTATCAAGAGCCTTGCGGAAAAAAGAGTCATATCGAGAATCGGTGCCAGAAAAACAGGTGCATGGAAAATTAATATTTCTTTATAAAACAGGAATATATAAAATGGAAGAAGGTATCTACTCTGATACCTTCTTTCATGTATATTAATCTGTTATCTCACAAAAATAATCCAACTCGTCGCCTTTTAGATTCTCCATTGCATATTGTTCGGTCTGTTCCCAAAGTTTTTCATACAGTTCTGAAAATTGTGGTTTTGTTTCATGGTGTTGCCATACTTTATGGTTGAGTACCAATGTTAGCTCCGTGAGATACTTACAATTATCTTTCCATTCTTCAAACGCACGGTTGAAGGTGTCCTGAATACCTGCAAGTCCAAAATGGTCGGCTATCGTAAAATCGTTCCAGAAGGTGGTCTGCAACTCGTAGTCGTTTTCTTTCATAAATTCTCTGAATGTCATGTCATTTCAATTTTAGGATTTTATTATTAATCCCCTGCCGCAATTGAAGTGCAGGGGAATTTCTTCAATACCGGTATCAAGCCGATAGCAGTATGGGCATAATCAATGCTACGGTTTCCATCTGGTCATCGTCGGTTACAGGGGTGATAACACCTGCACGTTCTTGCGTGCTTAACTTGAACTGTACCTCTTTGGTGGTGATATTTTCCAGCGTTTGTTTCAAAAACTCCGCTTTGAAGCCGATGCGCAAATTGCCGCCTTGATAGGCACAAAATACCGTTTCTTCAGCATGGGTGGAACAATCAATATCCTTTCCCGAAAGCACCAACGACAATCCCGAAAAGTTCATGGCCACCTCGCAACGTGCCTTGTCCGCAAATACGCTTACCCGTCTGACGGCCGCCAACAGTTCGTTTTTGTCGAGAATGGCTTTTTTGTCACTATCCGTGGGGATAACGGCATTGTAGTTGGGGTATCTTCCCTCTATCAGCCGTGTGCGGAAATAGTCTGTTTCTGTTTGGAAGGCCATTTCACGGTCAGTAATGAATACCTGCACTTTCTCATCTGACTTACTTGTCATACTGCGCACAATCTTTGCAGCTCTTGAATGTAACAGGAAATTGTACTCTTGTCCGTCATCCTCAACCTTGTAAATGTTCCGTACCAACATGGAGCCATTGGTAGCGGCACATTGCAATTCATCGCCCTTCTTAGTGAAATAGATGCCGCAAAATATAGGACGAAGGTCATCGTTGCCAACGGCATATAAAGATTTGCCGATACTATCATTCAAGACAGATGCTTCGATAGTGGCCTTCACGTTTTTCTCCATTGTGCCAGGAAGGACGTAATCCTTTGCCGGAAATCCCACCATGTCGAACTGGCCGTTGTTGTAGCGGATAACTACCGACAAATTTTCCTCGTCCGCTTCAAAAGTGACAGGCTGGTCTCCTAAATTCTTCAACGAATCAAGCAAAAAACTCGCTGTGACACATATACTTTCGCTGTGTCCGTTAGCTCCGTCCATATCTATGACAGGGAGCGTGCTGCATCGGCTACAATCCATGTCGGATGCCGTTATTCTCAATACACCGTCTTTGAGTTCCAATAGGAACGTGGAATAGATAGGCAATGCCACCTTACTGTTCATTACTTTTGCCAATGCAATTAACTTGGCGTTCAATTCTGTTGCTGAAATTGTGAACTTCATAACTGATTTGATTTATTTCCCTATCATCGGGAGCCTTTGCCCCTTATTGTGAGGAAGTTATTTATGGTGCTCCGACTTGGCAGGTGCGTATGGCACAAACTTTTTGGTTGAAATACGCTTTTTACGCGTGTGGAAAAAGGAAGATTTCAATCACTGGGGCACTGATTATCCGAAAATCCGCTGCCTCCCGCCCTAAAAGTTTGGAGCAATCAAAGCAAGCCTGCCGGAACTTTGCGCCAGAAATGCCTCCGCCCAATGAGGGCATAGATGTGTATGATTCATATCTCCTTGTATATAAATGGTAGAGAGCGGAATACCTGTAATTGTGGTATCGGAGTATGATTGACAGTCTGATTTTTCACTGCAATCATAAACCCGGTTAAAAAAGGAGGCTTTGTTGCTTTGTCTTTCATCGTGTACCTCTATTTCATTATTCCTTTGCGGCATCAATCGAACAATCAACGCATAAACACAATACGAAATGAGTCCATTTTTGACATTTGCCATTTGCCTGAGCATCGCCTACCTCCTTTACTACGGTGCCAACATCGGCAAGGATTTATACGCTACCGGAAAGCAACTTACTTCCAACGAGGAAGTGTTTGAGATTGAAGACGTTCCAGTTGAAACCGCCGTCTCTGTGAATGAACAGGGAGACGGCTTTTTTATTGGCGATGCCGAACCGGAAGAACCTGCGGAAGTGCTTGACCCGGAAAAGGAAAGCGAAAAGAAAGAAACTGCCGAGACAGAGAGACGCATTGCTTCGCTGCAAGAGAATCTGGATGAAGCGGACGTAACGAGCGAATACGGCATCAAAGCCCCAGAACTCCATGAGTTACTGGAAGGCAAGAAAGCTTCGCTGTTCAAACCCGAAATCAATGTCATCCGAAATGTATTGTAAGAAGATTATCCGTTATAGCCTGCCGGTGTCGTGCCTCCTTTCGGCGCAGTCCGTTTTCGCCAAATGTGGCGGCGTGGATTACAGTTGGGGAGCCGATGCGCTGGCACTGATGCACGACTATGTAGTGACCATGATGCTCTATGTGCTGTATTTGACCTATGCCATTGCTGCACTTGTTACTATTTACGCCAGCCTACAAATCTTCATCAAGATGAATGCCGGCGAGGAAGGTATCGTCAAGGAGATACTCATGGTTGTGGGAGCCTGTATGTTCATGATTGGAGCCTCTATCGTGTTCCCAGCTTTCTTCGGCTATCAAGTTTAAAAAATACTCATCTGCGCAGAGAGTACCATAATGTCTAATTAAAAACAAGAACGAATGTTGCAAAAAATTAAGAAAATGATGAAGGGCATCTGCTCTTCCGAAAGAATCAAGATGCTTTCATTTATGCTGCTGGTCGGAACGGTGACAGCTTTCGCCCAGAACGCGGCCGGTGACTACTCCGCCGGAACGACCGCCCTCGGCACGGTGACGGACGAAATCGCCAAGTACGTGCCGTATGTAGTGAAACTGTGTTACGCCATTGCCGGCATTGTGGCCGTTGTGGGAGCAATCAGCGTGTATATCAAAATGAACAACGAGGAACAGGACGTGAAGAAGTCTATCATGATGATTGTAGGAGCTTGTATCTTCCTGGTAGCTGCTGCACAGGCACTTCCGTTGTTTTTCGGTATCTCCGCTTAACGGCGCATGGGAACCCAAACGGACAACAGCCGCTACACGGGGTACCCACTGTTCAAGGGGCTTCAACGGCCTCTTGAACTGATGGGACTTCAGGGGCGGTACATCTATTGGGCGGCCGGAGCTGTCGGCGGGGCCATTCTCGGCTTTATCCTTGCCTACTGCCTGATAGGTTTCCTCGCCGGACTGCTCACTTTGGTGGCCTCTCTCGCCGTGGGTGCCGGATTTATCCTGCTGAAACAGCGCAAAGGGCTGCACAGCAAGAAGAACGATAAAGGAGTATTCATCTATGCTTATTCAAAAAGGAAATGACAATAACCGTAGTTTGTAGAAAAAGTAAAATTGCTTGGCTGTTTCTTCCATGTGTCCTACTGCTCGCATCCTGTGGAAAACGACAGGTAACGAAATCAGCCACGGTAGAAGCGCAACAGACAGCCGGTAAAATTCGGCAAGGCTGGGCTACAGCCTGCCGTCCGTTGACAATCACTTCAGAGGGAATGGAAACAGGACTGCCGGACATCGGGGTGTATATGCATCTTGCGGACGCCACAGACACGGAACGGAACGCCTTTTACGGAGTGCCGTTCATTTATGATAACGGGCGTTATGTGGCGCAGAAACATCATACCGTGACCGCTGACACGCTTGCCGCCATCTATGCCTGTTTCCCTTATCGGCAAGGACTTGCCGCAGATGATAGTCTTGTACTGGCTGCTCCTTTCGGGGAAAACCTGTACGCTGTGGAAACGGCCCGGCATATCGGCAAGGAGATTTCCGTGGAAATGGATTGGCGCAGTTCAATGGTGCTACTCTGCATCGGATGCGAGAGTGACCGGTTGCAAGAGCGGCTGGATGAACTTACGCTTACGGGGGAGAACCTTTGCGGACAGGCTGTCTATCAGCCTTACTTGGGTAAATGGAGACCTGTGGGCAAAGGAGGCACGTTGAACGCCACGGATGCGGACTGCCTGTTGAACAATGGCCGGAAACATGACTTTTATCTGGTGCCTACCGATACGGAAGGCGCGGTGACGATTGCCGCCACCATTGACGGACACCCATACGCCGTGCGGACAACATTGCCTCCCATGCAAGCAGGAAGCCTTGTAAGGCTAAACCTGCGCAAAGGCAAGGAAGGATTGGCGGTGAATGGCAGTTGGGTGGAAACCCGGCGCAAGCTCCGCTACCAGCCTGTGCAGCGTGTGGATTCCGTGGAAGTGGGTCACTACCTGCAAAAAGACGGTGGGATATGTCCTCAACGTGACAGCAATTCAATTGCCATGGTAGTGGAAACGGACGGGAGGCACGGCAAAGCGGTGGCGTTGCGCGACAGCGAGGGTCGGTATTGCTATTCGGGAAAAGTTTTGACTTCCGGTAAAACTTTCCAGACCATTGATGGTAAACGTAAAGAGGGAGTCGTCAATCCCAGGCAAACGGATGAAATCATCGATGAGAACAAACTCATCTTTACTTCGGGAATGCCCTACGGTGAGCAATGCGCCTTCGGCTATGCAGACGGTGCCGATCTTACCCAAAGGCTGATTGACAAGTACCGTCAAACGGAGCATGCCTACCGAAGGAACGGGAGGCTGCTCGCCAGGAAAGAAATGCTTGCTGAAGTGGAGCAGCATCCGGGAAGCTATGTGCCGTCACTTGCGGAACTGGCACAGCTCTATCATCACCGGCAACTCGGAGAAACAGTCGGCTGTGAACCGATGCGAGGAGAATACCTGACCGTCAGCGAGAGTTCGGACAAGACCTTTTATCTGATTGACATGGAGAACGGTATTGTGACCGGAACCTTGTCAAAACAATATGCCAGCTTACGGCTGCGGTTATTTTATCTATTTTGATTCACCTAAAAAACAACACAAATGAACAATCTGGTAATATACAACGAAGCGGAAATCAACTCAGTGGAAATCTGCGTGCTTCCACCTTTATTCAAAGTAAAGGTAGTTATGGACTCCGATACCGATGCCACTGTGACGATTACAGACATTAACGGTGCAGAGGATTTTGCATCCGTGTGCATTGAAACGAACCGGAAGGAGCTTTCCGATGTACAGTTCACCGACAAGGAAAGGCTGTATATCGGTCGGGAGGTGGCACGCTGTATTGCGGCAGACATCGCCCTGTTTGTGGGACATGGCATTGTGCCTTATGAGTGCTACGATGAGCATCCTACGTTTGACCTGTTCAAGTTTTCGGATAAATGGGAGAATGATTTAGCTTTCGGAATCCGAAAGGTTTATTTCGCCCGATGTGACGGAAGCCAAAAACAATAACGCCCATGACGATTTATATTCTACTGATTCTTGCGGCTGTAGGCACGGGTATGGCCATATCGGTATATGCCTTTGGCACAGGAGGAAAGCGCAAGCGCATCTTCCAAGACATTTACTTCTCCGTGGAAGACAACGAGGGTGTCGGCGTGGTATATACCAAAAACGGAGAGTATGCGGCTATCCTGCGCATGGAGAACCCGGTGGATAAATACTCCGCTGACATAGACGGGTACTATGAATACACCCGGCTGTTCACCGCCATTGCCCAAACACTCGGCGAAGGGTATGCGCTGCACAAGCAGGACATATTCGTGCGCAAACCGTTCTGTGATGAGAGCGAAAGCAAGCGCGAATACCTGTCCGAATCCTACTTCCATTACTTCAATGGCAGGGAATATACGGACAGCCAGACCTATCTGACCGTGACGCAGGAAGCGCAAAAGAGCCGCCTTTTCTCTTTTGACGGCAGAAAGTGGCGTGACTTCCTGGTGAAAATCCGCAAAGTGCAAGACCAATTGAAGGATGCCGGTGTACGTGCCGAATTTCTGACAAAGGAAGATGCCAGCGAGTATATCGACCGCTATTTTGCCATGGATTTTACCCACAAGACACTCTCAATGAACAATTTCAAGGTGGATGAGGAATGTGTGCGCATGGGTGACCGGAAATGCAAAATATTCTCACTTGTGGACGTGGACAGCATCAACCTGCCCAGCTTGGTACGTCCCTTTGCCAACATCGAGGTGAACAACACGCAGATGCCTGTTGATGTGATGGCGGCCATTGACCAAATTCCGGAAGCGAGGACGGTCGTTTACAACCAGATGATTTTCATTCCTAACCAAAAAAGGGAGCTTGCACTGTTGGAAAAGAAGAAAAACCGCCACGCAAGTATTCCCAATCCGGGCAACCAAATGGCCGTGGAGGACATCAAGCAGGTACAGGAAGTCATGGCCAGGGAGGGAAAGCAACTAGTCTATACGCACTACAACCTGGTGGTGTGCTGCGACAGTGATGCCGACCTGCAAAAGCCCACCAATCATCTGGAAAACACGTTCGGACGTATGGGCGTCCATATCTCCAAGAGGGCTTACAACCAACTGGAACTGTTCGTCAATTCGTTTCCGGGAAACTGTTACGGCATGAGTGCGGAGTATGACCGCTTCCTGACGCTGGGCGATGCCGCCGCCTGTCTGATGTACAAGGAAAAAATACAGCACAGCGAGGACACGCCGCTGAAGATTTACTATACGGACAGGCAGGGCGTGCCGGTGGCCATTGACATTACGGGAAAAGAAGGGAAACACAAACTGACGGACAACTCCAACTTTTTCTGCCTGGGGCCTTCGGGAAGCGGCAAATCGTTCCACATGAACAGCGTGGTACGCCAACTACACGAACACGGAACGGATGTGGTGATAGTGGATACAGGTAATTCCTACGAGGGATTGTGCGAATATTTGGGTGGGAAGTATATCAGCTACACCGAGGAAAAGCCCATTACGATGAACCCTTTCAATATCACGAAGGCGGAACTGAACATCGAAAAGATAGACTTCCTGAAGAACCTGATTCTGCTGATATGGAAAGGTTCGGATAGTAAAATTTCGGAACTGGAGTTCCGTATCATCGAGCAGATTGTGACAGACTACTACGATGCCTACTTCCACGGTTTCAAGGGCTATGACCCGTTGCAGCGTGAGACCCTGCGCAAGACACTAACCGCCGCCGAAAAGCGCAAGGGTACGTGGAGTGTGGAGGAAATGGCGACACTCGGTAAGAAGATTGATGCGAAAATCAAGTTGCTGGAGGAACGGCGAAAAGCTTTGGCGGTGGCTTCGCTGTCGTTCAATACCTTCTATGAATACTCTTGTGAACGGTTGGAGCTTATCTGCCTAGAGAACAACATCACGGAAATCGACTACGACAAATACGCATACATGATTCAGCCTTTCTACAAAGGCGGCAACTATGACAAGATTCTCAACGAGAATGTGGATACCACGCTGTTCTCAGAGACCTTTATCGTCTTTGAAGTGGATGCAATCAAGGAAAATAAGAAACTTTTTCCTATTGTCACGCTTATCATCATGGACGTGTTCTTGCAGAAAATGCGTCTGAAAAAGAAGCGAAAAGTCCTGGTAATAGAGGAAGCATGGCTGCGACATGTAAGTCTTGTATATGATTGTTTAACATTCCATTCCACGCGCTGGAAATAGAACGATTAAACCTGTTGTTTCGTCAACAGTAGCCTATGGGAACGTGCGATAGTAAGCAATGAGGTCGTGCGATAGCAGAACCAACAATGAAGCCCTTCCGAAAGGAGAAGTCAGAACCGCGAGGGAACGACAACTGCCGTTAGTATCGAGTGGCAGGGGAGCTAGGCTGAATGGTATGAATAACGTAATGTGAACC